AAGTCTTCCAGCCGTGGTAGCTGCGGTGGCAGCAGTCTTCTCTCGGAGACCTCCTACGGAGATCTGATCACTGACCGAGATAGTTCCGTCCTTCAGGGCCTTCAGAGCATCCTTCTTGTTCGCAAAACGCTTGCCCGTACGCTTACCTATCTGACTCAGCTGGTAGACCCCGAGCTGCGACTCCTGCCGAGGAATGTGCATCAGGGCACCACTAGCGGGATTCAACAGATGCTTCGAGGGCATCATGCCCTTAGCCTCTAACACCGCCTCCTGAGTCATGGGAACGAAGATGCCCATCTTGTCGCCGTCGAAATCTGCGTTGTACCCCGCAGTGACTAGCGGGTGGATCTGAATTGCTTTGCCCGAGACGATCTTAGGCTTGAACGCCATGACTCCGTGTCGATGTAGCACGGGATCTCGTTTCATGATCACGGGACGGTTTGCCGCCACCTGCTCCAACGCCTTGTCGGCGATGGCCTTATTCTCTTTGATGGCTTTCTGTGCCTTCAGGGGGGTGTAGCCGAAGCCCTTGACGAGCTCTCGCACTACGAAGGGCTTCATCATCTCCATAGCGGCCTTGCGAGGGATGCCCACCTCATCCAGCCCCATGGACTGCTCGGGGATGATGGTGGATCGCATCGACAAGTCCTGTCGGCGACCGATGATCTTGCTCTGGAAGTAGCCGTACTTGGGCTGCGTACCCGAGATCGCCTCCATCACTCCTCGACGATGCCGACCCTGCAGGTCAGACCCCGTCAGGGTCAGGGCCCTGAGCCCGTCGTACAGACTCGCCCGCATCGGCTGCCTCATGGACTCGGGGATCCCCTTGTCTGCCTTGAGCTCACGAAGCTTCTTATCCGACAAGGCGATGTCCTTGTACAGGTGGTTGAGATCCTCGGTGTTGAGGTCCCCGTTGTCCATCACGGTGACGGGACGCATGGACGGGGGGAGTACCGGGACTGCCTTAGTGGTGTACGCCTCCGTGGGAGACATCTTCGCGTCGACTAGGGCCTGGAGGTACCTGACTCGCTTACGAGCCTTGCTCAACTGGTCCTTCCGTGCCGTCTTCAGATCCTTCTTCGCCTGAGCGAGCTCGGTCTTGGGATCGATCTTCGCCAAAGCATTGACGACGGCAGTGGGGCCCGACGCGTCGCCGATGGTCTTGGTCCCTGCGATCACTCCGTTCAACTGCCCCTGCTTCAACCCAAGGATGCCGCTGATTGCCTTCTCGAAGGTCGGGTTCGGCAGCGGTTCGGACAGCTCCAGATGTGACCACTTCTTGCCATCAGTACCACCAGTCAGCTTGTTGTCGAACAAGCCTCCCTTTTCGGGGCGGAGGTCCTTGCCTCGCAGCATCCTACCGCCGTTGGGGAGAGCTCCTGCACTTAGCTCCCGCACCTGCTTGTCGGTTAGGGGTCGCAAGGTCTGCGTAGACCCGTTCTTGTCTACGTTGACTCCCATCACCTTGAGGTAGCTGGTGAACTTGTCGTAGGTGAAGGGAATCTGCGGCGGAGGGATGGTCGCCCCCTCCTGCAGACGGGTCCACAGCTCGTCGTTTCGATCCGACTTCAGCGTGGCCATCTCTCTGATGTTGTGTTTGGCCCCGTGCGAGAGCATCGCGTTCAGGCCCAACGCTCCGATGGACTGCGCCCCTGTACTTGACTTGGGGATCCCGTCCATGGTGTAGGGGTTGCCCGCTCCACCACCTCGAGGACTCATGCTCTTGCTGACCTTGTGCTTGAGCTTGAAGATGTACTGTTCGCCGTTCAGCACCTTGCCGAGTACGCGGCCTGTACCTGGGTCTCGAACATCCTCCTGGTCAGACAGGCCGTGAGCCTTCAAATCCCTCATCACCTTCCTGGTGTAATCCGGCTCGCTCGGGTCGAAGTTGTCTACGACGTACGGCTTGCCTGTCTTCCGAGCGATCTTCCCGGCTGCGGTCTCTAGCACCTGCCCCAAATTGATGCGGCTGGGGATACCTGCCGGGTTCATGGCGACCTCTAGAGGCTTCCCGTCCGGAAGCACGACCATCTCGTGATCAGGAATGACTGTAGAGATGATCCCCTTGTTGCCGTGACGTCCCACCAGCTTGTCGCCGACCTGAGCAGGCTCCTCGGTCTTTACGTGGACCTCTACACCTCGAGAGGTCCGAGCTACCCGAGAGACTGTGCCCTGGTAGCCCTTGTCCCAGACCACCGCCCGGTTTCGGTGATCCTTGACCATGGACTTCTTCAGGTTCCGAAGCTTCTTCTGCTCGGTGGAGATGTCCTCCCTCTGCAGCTTCGCTACCAGGACGTCCCCCTCCTCGACTCGAGTACCTGGCTTGATGATCCCCTCATCATCGAGCTTGTCCCACTGCTCCTTGTTCAGGAAGTCCGAAGAGACGTGGGCTCGGAACTTCTTCTTACTCAGTACCGTCTGCTTGTCGATGCCGGTCTTGGGCCGATACATGTGCTCGGACGTCAGCTTCTTTGCAGCCGTCTCGGAGATGACGATACCGTCCTCGAAGTTGTAGCCCTTGAAGGGCATGTACCCGACTCGAAGGTTCTTACCTAGCGCGAACTCCCCTCCCTTGGTGAAGTTCGTATCCGCTAGGAGCTCCCCCTTCTTCACCTTCTGCCCCACCTTGGCGGTTGTGTCCGCCTTGATGAATGCGTCGTCCTGGTTCAAGGGGAAGTCGTTGTAGATCTGAACTTCGTGAATCTTGCCCTTGGCATCCTTCACGTTGATCGAGTCTTCGTCGATGGAGACCACCGTCCCGTGAACGGGAGACGCGTGAGAGTTGAACGCGCCCATCACCTTCTCGAAGGTGACGTTCTTGTTCCCTGTCGCCGACTGCACCAAGGGAGCCTCTCGATGCTTCAGTCCTACAGCCTGTTCCTGCATCCGCGAAGCCGTCATGGCTCGGTTGCTCTGGTTGTTCTGGAGGAACGGGATCAGGTTCGTCGGCAGGGAGTACATCCCCTTGGTGGAGACCATCACGTGGGTGACGTCTCCGTAGGGGCGGGCCTCGATCTCGTTACTCTTGGAGGCTACGGTCACCTCCTTGCCCTTTGGAAGAGGCCTCCCACCCTTCCAGTCCACCTGGTCCGGGAACGCCACCACAGCTGCGTCGAACTGGGCAGGGGACAGCTCTTCCAGCTTCCCGGTCTTCCGGTTGTACGCCTTGGTGAAGAGCTCCTTGCCTTTTTTCCTGGCGCCTAGAGGCAGCTGCAGCGTGATGCCTGTCTTCTCCCCTTCCGGAGTGGGGATGGGATCGATGAACCCCAGGTGACTGGGATTGATCCGGACAGCGTCCTCTGGCACGGACTGAATGTCCCCAATACCGCCAGGGCCCATGATGGTTGTGCGCATGTGCCCCGAGACGAAGTCCAGCGGGTTCGTCTGCGTGGGCATGGGGGCTAGAGCTGTAGAGAAGAAGGACTTGAGCGGCTTGTTGAACACTGCGGGGCTCACTACGTCCCGAACACTGTCCTTGACGTCCACCGTCTGCTTGAGTCTGCGGGTGATGTCCCACGTACCCCTCTTGAGTCGATCTGCCAGGTGATCTTCAGCCGACAGCAGGTCCTTGAAGATCAAAGACTCTCGATCGTCCGCCTTCACCTTGCCTCTGGCCAGATCCAGCAGCTTGCCAGACGAGCGGAGCATGGCCTCCCCGTTGACCTCCGCGTACTCCTTGCCCAACGTGACCTTCGTGCTGTCTGGGCGGAGCTTGGCGGTGCCGAAGATCTCTCCTGCTCGTAGCCGGGCTTCTGGCAATGTCTTCGCGGTCTTGCCAGACGTCTTGGCCAGCAGCTTGTTCAAGCTCTGCAGCTGCTTGGCCTCTCCTCCGTACTGCTTCACGGAGGAGTCGTAGATGTCCTTGCCCCACAACTTCCTGATCTCGGCGTCAGATCTGCCCAGTGCTTTGAGTACTGGGTACAGCCCGATGTCTCGGGTGCCATCTACCTCGACCTGAAACTTCCGAGTCTTCGGATCGAAGTACGTGTTGAAGCGGGAAGCCTTCGAGCCTTCCCACCTCTCGAGGTTCCAGTGAGCGTTGAGCTCCCCGGCCTCGTTCTCTCGGTGGTACGCACCTGCCTTGAGACGAAACTGGTTCTCTATCTGCCTCTCACGGCCGTCCACGATGTACGAGTAGCGCCTCGTGATCTTGGGAATGCGGGCTACTGTGATGACCTGTCGGTCGATCTCCTTGCCCGTCTTCTTGTCCTTGAGTGAGATCTCTGCCTTGAGCGGGACATCCCAGCTCCGGCCCTTCAACTTCGAGTCCTGCTGCGACTTGATGTCGTCGAGGCTCTTCGAGTCGTCTACCCAGACCTTGTGCATCTCCAAAGTGCGGTGACTGCCCTCGAAGGGGAAGTGCGAGGAGACGGACTCCACTGCTCGAGTCTTCAAGGATTCGAACGTGCTCTCGGGATCCAGCTGCGCCATGGGGGTAATCCTAGCTCTGTCTCACCGCTAATGGGCTGTCGTGGCCCGGTGACAATGTGCCTGCACTTGGAGAGATAAGGGAAGTAGAAAGGAAGTAACCATGCCTGATGACAAGACCGAGACCTCCGCTTCCCAGTTCAGCTCCGCCATCGAGGAGGCCATCTACGGCTCCTCGACGGAGGAGGAGAAGAAGGAGCAGAAGGAAGAAGAGAAGGAGTAATCATGCCGCTGATTTTCGGAGCCGGCGTCGCCCTCGGTCTCGTGCTCTATGCACGAGACCAGTGCTGGTTCGGCATGGCTCGAACCGCGAAGCACTTGAAGAAGGATGAGTGACGATCCCCGTCTAGCGTATTGCCCGCTCCTCGTCCTGGCTTCCGAGCCGGGGCGTAGGAGCGGGCGGTGCCCGGATCCCCGAGATTGCTCTTCTTGCATTTACTTCCAGGAGGTCCTTGGGGATCTGGGGGTACTGGAGGAGGTCCTCTGGATCTGTCCTCGTTGCTTACCTACCGGTCGGCAAGCTAGCGGCTTCACGCTCCTGGGGCACTACTCAGAAGAAGAGTGCGCTGGGTGCGAGGGGATCAACAGTCTGTGCCAGGCCTGCGTAGAACCAGAGGCATTGTCCCAGAAACAGTGGAGGCACCTCGTAACCCACACAGCCTCGGAGATGTTCGAGAAGGAGGACTAGTGTACTGCGTCTACTGCCAGGAGGAGTTCACATGGGGAGAGGATGCGGTCGAAATCCGCCCAGGAAGGGTAGAGGTGAGCTCCCGAAGCCTGGGCCCTGCCTTCATCGCCGACGAGCCTGACGCAGAGCTCATCCATGTGGGCTGTATCGCCCACCACTTTCTACCCGATGAGGAAGGGGAGCTTCGAGAAGCTCTACGAGACGAGAAGATCGACGGAGTGGGGGAGCTGTTCCAGGAGTACCTGGACAAGGACGTCATCCCCCGTATCGAGGAGCCGGAAGCTCCGACACAGCCGGCACCTAGAGGGGGGCGGAATCGCTTTCGCACACGTCGGAGGTAACTGGTCGGCACACGGGCTCCGTGTGCCGATCTACCTTCCCCTTCTGTTCTTATCTATCCCGTCCAGCATCTCCTGAAAGGAGTCAGCATTGCTCCTGTGGTATCACACGATCGCCGAGCCTATGTCTCTCCTGGGCGGCTTCGCGCTCGGGAGAGGCGACTGGTTCGGGTCCAAGGGGTCTCTCTTGCCTCCCTTGGACTGCATGATCTGAAGCACCAGGTTCAGGAAGTTGGGCTGCTCCATCTTCATCTTCTGCATCCACGCGTAGGCCGTCTTGGGGTCCTGCTTCAAGAGGTCGTCGAGCATCTTCGACACTCTCTTAGCTACGTACAACACGTTCATGCTCTGACCACCCGCTCCGCTAGCCTGGTTGATCGGAGACTGGGCCTCCTGCGGGACGCCCTCTGCTGGCGCCTGTCCTGCGTTCTCTGGGTTGATGCTGCCTCCCGAAGACGGAAGTGCTCCGGCTGCCTCAGGCGGCGGCTGGCGAGCCTCGGCGCCCGGTGTAGCCCCGCCCAGCATGTCCTGACTTGCGGCCTGCATGTACCGCTGTGAAACCTGCTGAGCCTCTGCCTGAGCAATGGCGGACGCAACCTGCATCCGTCGCTGATCGTCGGAAGTCCTCCTGCCCTCGCCACGCTTGAGCCTCTGCTCTGCTTCGTAGTTCTCTCCCAGCTCTCGGAGCAGGGTGTGATCAGAGACCTTGCCACCCTGGTTCATCTGGAAGTAGATCATCGTCCGCTGCAGGTCGTCGGCCATCTTGAAGCGCTTGAACTTCTTATCGACCTTCGGCCAGCCCATGAAGGCGCCGATGCTGTCGAACACCCAGTTCGTCAGCCCCTGCGTCTCCGTGCGGTAGTTGATGAACTCGTTCTCGAGGTTCCGCATCGACACGTTGGTGCCGCTGTACGACATCCCGCCGAAGATGAACTCCTGTGGGGCATGCATGCCTGCGATGATCTGCTCTGCCCAAACCCGATGCTCCTGGTGGAGCACCATGGCTCGGCCCTGCCCACCAATGACCTGGTGCCCCACGGGCATGGGGAGGATGGGCATGTAGTTGGGATCACGCCTCCACCGCTCGATCTCCTCTTCCATGGTGTTCTTCCACCCCTGGAGAGGCACCGTGGTGTAGGGATCAGAGGTGCCGGACCCGGCCTGCGGGAAGAGGACTCTCAGGGGCACGATATGCTCCCTGGCGATCATCTCCTGGCCCTTCTTGAGCACCTGCAGGTAGTACGAGTCCTTGAGCACTGGGAGGATGCGAGGCATCCCCCACCCCTGGTCCTTACCCGCTAGAGTCGGACGCTTGAGGTGGAACACCTGTCCAGGCGAGAACTTGAGGGCCAGCTTCTTCTTGGCGGCCTTCAAGAAGATCGAGGGGATCCTCTCGATGACGTGCGGCTTGCCTACCAGTAGCTGCCCTCGAGTACGAGCACTCATCTGATAGAAGTACTGGGTGTCTCCGGTCTCCTCGTTGTACTGGATGGAGATCCTCTCCGGATCCCACCGGATCAACCGGATCTGGTGAGGGGAGCGGAGAGCGATGTCCTTTTGCTTAGCCTTCCCTCGAGAGTTGCACTTCGGGCACTTGAGCACGAAGCCCATGTCCCGCCACTGGTAGAACTTCCTCAGCTGCTTGACGGGCTCACTGTGCTTGCAGTTGCCGCAGATCAGGTACTTGACGAAGGGGTAGTGGATCGAGACGAAGGCGTTGCCGTAGCACTGGTAGTCCAGCCCCGCCTCTACAAGGAACTGGCGGTACCCCAGGATGTCATCCTTGAGGTGAGCGTACTTGTCCTCTACTGCCGCGTGCTCGCTGGTGAACACCAGGTCGGTGATCGGGTACGACGCCATCTTGTAGCAGACGGCGTTCACCAGGGGATTCGTGAGGAAGTAGTACCGGCAGTACTTGAAGAGCTTCTTCATCGTGGCGGGCAAGTACGTATGCGCGCCGTCGAAGAAGGGGTTGGGGTAGGCCACGCCTCCCCGACCACTGGTGTTCATCCGGAGATCGCCGAAGCCCCCAGACCCCCCAGAGCCTAGACCATCGGTGATCCCTCCCGGGAAACTGCCGAAGTCGAAACCGGCCATCTAGTGCTCGTCTCGGTAGTAGGCCTGCCTGAACGCCATCTTGGCCGTAGCGGCAGCCGGACGAGGACGCCCTGTGATCAGGCGGCCCGCCCCATCAACTACCTTGCCGACTCCGCCGCCAACTGCGCCTAGTGCTGCTCCAGATACCATGGACGAGATCATGCCTCCCCGCATACCTCCGATGAATCCCGCACCGCTGCCAATGGCCTTGCCCCACCGCTCCGCTCTACCAGCGTTGGGCTGTGTGGGATCGGGCCCCTTCTTAGCGGCACCGTGAAGACCAAGTCCCGTGAAGCCTGCGGTCAGGGCCTTGGTGCCCGCGCCTGCCCCCACTTCCACGGGTACGCCGCCCACCATCTTGCCGTTCACCATCTTGCCGCCGACCATCTTGTACTGACCCGCCGACTGCCAGCCCTTTCGGAGCTCTCTGCCTCCGGTACGCGGATCCAGGGTCCTGCCGGCGCTGCGGAGACCTTGACCAACTCGATGAAGCGCTCCACCGGGAGTCCACCATCTGCCACCGTGCTGCAAGAGCTCCTTGCCGGGACCTTCAGCAGCTCGCAGGAACTGACCTGCCTCGTCAGTACCCTTTGCTCCGACCGTCCACCCCTTGTCCAGCATCCGGCGGGTCGTGCCCGTAGCTCTATTGATCGCGGACCACAGCCGAGCCTCCTTCTGGAGCTCGAATGCTTCTGCCGAGAACGCTTCGTAGACGAGAGGGTTCACAACTTCTTCCCTAGCAGACCTTCGAGAGCGGTCACCTGCTGGTGAAGCAGTGCCTGACGGTGCTCCATATGCCCTTCAGCAACCAGGAGCTTGGCACATACTACATCCTCTGGAACATCGTCTTGCAGCATGTAGTCCCCTTCGGGATCCTGCTTGATCCTCTTCCACGGAGTCTCCACAGAGCGAGGATCGTTCTTCAGCTCGTACTTCAGGTTCCTCCCGACCGAGTCAGGCACCCCCTTGGCCGGCTTCATGTTCATGGCGTTGCCGTCAGAGTCTGGAGAGAATCTGCCTACGCAGACATCGCATCTCCCGTCTCGCAGGTCTACCTCATCCTGATTGCCGCAGTCCCTGCACTCGTAGTGCGGTCGAGCAGCATGACCTTGGGCGAAGTCTAAAGGCTTCGGCAAGAACCAAACACCTTGCTCCAAGCACGCAGCAGCTACGAACCGAGAGATCTCCTCAGAGAACTCCTCCTCCCGGATCGTAGACACGATGTCCAGCCCCGCCATCAGCTGAGCCACCGAGGGCTTCTGCAGCGTGTCGAACACTGGCACGTTGTTGTTCAACGCCTGCATGATCGGGCAGAAGATCTGCCACTCTTCCCAGAAGCCGTTGCTCAGCAGGAGGGTACGGATCGCCTGGATCTTGTTTCTGTTCAGCCCGCTGACCGTCACCTTGGTAGGCCGACCTCTAGCGCTGAACCGCCGACTGAAGTCATCCTCGATCTCGTACCACAGCACGTCCGCTTCCCACTCGAGCCACTCCACGTCGTACTCCTTGAACAGGAGCGTGGCTAGCACGACAGGGTGTGCGTCGTGGTGTCCGAAGATCAGGCTGGGAGAGAACCCGATCTTTTCGGCGGCTTCGGCCATGGGTTATGCCGAGATTCGAGAGATGACGTGCTTCACATCCGAGGGCAAGGACTCGAACACTGCTACCGGAGCCTTGGCGAACTCGTAGAAGCCGTCGTCTCCCAGGGCAGTGGTCAGCGGAATCCGCTTCTCCTTGCTGGCTGCTACCAGCTGATCTCCGGTCACCGTGTCGGGACCTTCTGACCACCGGAAGTCTTCGGAGGCAGACTTCGTGAGGATCGCAGCGTAGGGATCTACTACGTGAGTGTCCCACTTCTGGCTGATGCCGTAGTGCTCATCGACCTGGGTGAGCGCATCCGCGAGGTAGTCCGGGTCGGCGGTCGGGATCTCCTCGGCCAGCTTGATCAGCACCTCACGACCGTAGTCGTCCACGTACTTGGCTCGAGCGTTCAGGTGCAGCACAGCTTCCGTAGAGACAGCGTCACCGGCGTACTTCTCGAGGTTCTCGGAGGTCGGGTAGACCCCGTGAGCCAGGGCGGCCTTGACCAGGTTGGTCGCGTACGTTCGTCGATCAGAGGGATGGAGCCTCTGCCAGTGCTCGTCGAAGAAAGCCTCTGCCTGCTTGATCTGCTCCGGGTTCTCTACCGGGTAGTCTCCTCGTAGAAGGGTAGACGGGGCCGCGGTCTTCGGCCTGTTGAAGAGCTTCTGCTGCAACATGCCGCTACCTGCCCCTAGAGCGGTGGTGCCTGCCGCCACAGCGCCGAGTCGACCGCCCTTCATCTTGCCGAGCAGACCGGTGTGCTTGGCGATTCCCGCCGCGCCCAGTCCTCCAGCCGCACCTGCTGCACCAGCTTCGCCAGGAGTCCATCCACGATAGCTGAGCAAGCTCCGCTTTCGACCTTGTGGAGCAGTGGTACTGGTGTTGGTGCCTGTCAGAGAGAAACCAGCGGCAGTCTTCTGGTTCTCTCGAGCCTGCTCAGCCTTGCGCTGTCGGTGCATCACGTAGGCACCTCCTGCCGCCAGGGCTCCGGCGGCCGCCAGGGCTCCGCCAGTCGCTCGTGGGGAGGAAGATCTCGGGATCGGTCGAGACTTCGGGGAGTCCAACCGGGCCTTGATCTTCGGGGTCTTGAAGAAGAGCTTGGATCTCTTCCTGGGAGCAGGAGGGGAAGAGGGGGCGCGTCTATCCGCTCTCGCGACTCTATCTATGTGCCTCGAGTCCTTCGCTCCCCCTGGCCGCAAGTAGTCTGCCGTGGCCGACGGGTCCATCAGCCCCCGAAACTTGAGCTCCTGGCGAAGTCTACGACCCTTGGACTTGTCGATGTCCTTGTTGATGAGCCTGGCACCCTCGCGGACATGACGGTTCTCGGAATTTCTCGAGATGTCGAAGAAGGACTTCTCCGCATTCTCCAGTCCCTTGCGCCTCTCTCGAGCCTTGTCGGCTGCCCTGGCCTTGAGCTCCTTGCTCAAGGCTTCCTTCGTCTGGCCGGCTTCAAGCCGCTTGATCCTCTGAACCATGGCAGCTCTCTGAGAGTGATCGGTGCCGAGCTGGTAGCCCTGCCGACGCCCACTCCAGTAGCCCTTTTGGCTACCCGAGCCGAATCCTGCGGAGAAGCCTTCAGCCTTCCCCTTCTTCTTGCCCCGCTTGTGGCCCAGCACAGCTCCGCCCATAGCGGTAGCGGCGGCGATGCCAGCGGTGGTCTTGGCACCTGCCTGCTTCCTCATATCCTTGTTGAGCGACAAGAGGGCCTGAGCCTTGTTGACTCCAGGCTGAAGACTGACGTGGCCTACCTGCTTGAACGTACTGGGGTTCTGGAGAGCCTGCACCGCCTGAGACTTCGACAAGGCCCTACCACCTAGCTCGAAGAACTCATTCTTGTTGTGGTACTCCTTGACCAGGGATCTCGCACCTGCCGCAGACTCAGGCCTCTTGTTACCTTTGAGGGCAGTGGACCAGTTGTATCCCTCCATAGAAGCCGACGCCCGCTTTCTACGTCCCATCATGTAGCCAGTACCTGCGACCCCTGCCTGCTTCGGCCGACCGAGCATCCTCTTGGCGCCGTAGGCACCCGCACCTAGGGCAGCAGCACCTCCAGCAGTAGCTGCACCGGCAGCGGCAAGGTTCGTTCCTGGGGCGTACTTCGCGTTCCTGGAGACATTGCCAACTGCCTTGGCCCAGTTTTGAGGGGCGGTACGGGTGACGTCCCTCTTCGCCAGCAAGTTCTTACTCCTCGCCACACCCCTGCCAGCCTCCTGTAGACCCGCTCCGCTGGCTCTAGCGAACTGCCCGGCTGCTCCGCCCATGGCCTTGGCACCAGCTGCCATCTGACCGCCCCAACCTGCTCCCCCTTGGCCCGCTGCCGTAGCGGCTTGCCGCCCTGCCTGATAGGAGCCCTTGGCGGCCCGTCCCAGCATCTTGAAGCCTTCTCCGGCGGCTCGGAAGAACGCCTTCTTCTCGGCGCTAAGATCGGTGATGTCCACCACCGGAGTATCTCCGAAGTAGACGAGCTCTCCCTCACCGTGGAGAGACTCGTTCAGGGCAGACGCCACCTTCTCGACGAGCTCCATCGGGGGAGGCGTACTCGTGCCCTCGAGGACGTGCATCAGATTCGTGCCCGCCAGGACAGCCGCCGTCTTCGGCATGCGGTCCCAGGAGCCGAGCAGACACATCGTGTTGAGCCAGGCGGTCCCAGGACTCATACAGGCGAACTTCCTGAACCTCTCACTGCCATCGACCATGATGAGGGCGAAGTCCTCGTCGGGGTAGTTGTCCAGCTCGTCTTCCGACGGGAAGTGGCTGCTCCCGACCTCATCGGGAACGCCGATGCCGGCCTCCTTGACGAGGCCAGGTCCGAAGTCGTGAAGATCCAGGTACGTACGGTGCATTTGAGCTCCTTGGGACGGCTCGATGATGCCGCTAGGGCGGCAAGAACGTCAATGCAAGAACCCGTAGCAGGTCGGCATAAGACAGGTAATGGAGATTACTTAGGAGGTTCCATGTCCGACATTCCCCGACTACGTAGAGTACCAACCTGTTTCGGAGATGCCGAGGCTTACGACCCTGATCACAAGGAGTGTAAAGCCTGCGACGTCAGAGTGCGCTGCAAAGTGCGAGTCCGAAACGCATCAAAGTTGAAGAAAGGCAAATCGTCGTCATCCTCGAACTCCGTGGCCATTAGATCACGGAACAAGGTGTCCAAGCACGATGATGACGATGCGGCTGAGTTCCGCACAGCAAAGACCCGTACCAAGGGCTGGTGGGGCGCACTGAGCCACAACGCGTTCATCAGGATGTCTTCTACATTCCTGAGAGAAGCCGCGTTCGGAGTAGAGCAGATCCCTCTCGAACCTTACTCGGACGAGGAGCTAGAAGATGACTGATGTCGGAGCCATGATCCGCACGCACCGCAAGCGGATGTTCAAATACCGCAGCGATGCAGCCAAGCTGATCATGATCGACAGGGGCGGAGGAATCCGTACCCACATGAGTAGAGAAGGTCTCCGCAAGCTGGAGGAGAACCTCAACCTTCCCAGCGCAGAAGTCCTCAACGAGATCATCTCCAAGTGGGGGCTGGACTTGGCAGAGGCGGAGAATCTGAGGAGAGCAGTTCACGTACAACACCAGCGTCGGGCTGGATACGAGGAACCGACCACAATCAACCCGTTGGGGAACGACATCGAATCTCTGATCAACACGACCATAGGAGCCATCGTGCGAGACGTATCAGTAGTGCTCGAGAGTAGGGGGGTGGACGTCAAGGAGATCTCGCAAGACCTGTTCGAGATCGTAGAAGTCCACATCAAGTCCAGCTTCAGATGAGCGACGACGTACTGCAGTTCTGTCGTAGAGACCCGGGAGTCGCCTACCTGGACGCCGACCTCTGGTTGCCTCTCTCAGAGGTGCCAGTACGTGGAATCCAGCAGCGGCTCACCTTCACCATGTTCAGTGGGAGAAAGAGAGACATCCCCACCGACATCGAGATCTTCTCGATGGCGAAGCATCACATTCAGGTTCCTCGAAACCTGTTCACCCTCAAGTACGTAAGGCATGCGTACGGCATCGAGATCGTAGATCTCCGGCCTTCCTCTTACCCCCCCACAACAATCCTCCACTCCATCATCCCCAGAGACAACCAGACCGAGCCCCTGCGACTCATGGAGGAGCTGGGGGATGGGACGTTGAATCTAGCTTGCGGACTGGGGAAGACGGTGGTGGCGCTCTACCACGCCGTGAGGCTAGGCGTCCCGACCCTGGTGATCTGCAACAACACGACCATCCTCGCCGGGTGGGAGAGGGAGATCATTGGAAAGCTGGACTTCGAGGGGAAAGTCGGCTGGGTCAAGCAGAACAAGTTCCCCGAGGACACTCCGATCTGCTTGGCCACGGTGCAGACCCTGGCGAGTAAGGCGGACGTGCTTCCCAGATCGTTCCTACGCCGGTGGGGCCTCGTCATCTTCGACGAGGGGCACCACATGTCGGCGAACTGGTTCTGCACGGTGGCCAACCTCTTCCCGGGGAAGCGGCTAGCCTTGACGGCTACCACGACCCGCAATGATGGGCTGGAAAAGGTCTACCAGTATCACCTGGGGAAGGTCTTCTACTCGGACCTGAGCCAGGATCTAGAGCCTGAGATCGAGTTCGTACACCTGCATGGACTCCGTCCAGCTAGGGAGTACTCGGAAGACGTGGCTCTGAAGAACTGGATCGCCAGGAACGCAGAGTTCAACCAGGTCATCACTGAGGAAGTGAGGACGCTGCTTCAGGAAGGGCGGAGCATCCTCGCCCTGTCTCACCGGGTAGAGCAACTCGAGCTACTCCATCCGACGTTGCCTGGAAGCGGGCTGATTCACGGAGTGATCAAGGACTCCGCCAGGGAAGAAGCCTTGAGCGAAGCAAACCCCATTCTGGCGACCATGCAATTGGCGCAGGAAGGACTGGATAAGCCCTCACTGGACACCCTGCTCTGCCTGACGTTGTTCTCGAACGAGAATGCCTTCCAGCAGTGCGTGGGTAGAATTTTGAGGACTTACGAGGACAAGAAACACCCACGAGCTCTGTTCTTCGTGCCGGATGTTCGTCGCTGCCAGAAGCAGGCTGCGAGGATCCGTCGGTTCGCGAAGATGCGGGGCTACAAGATCAAGGAGACGAGAAGATGAGCAAGCGAGAATCAAAGCAGGCGATCGTTGCTAGTGGGGGCTCCCACTACATCGGCGAGATCTGGAAGGGGTCTACCCCGACGGAAATCCGCGACGCCACCCCCATCTTTGGGGGTCATGTGTCTACCCAGGATGGCCGTGTGGCGTTGCAGGTGATGACCCCTCCCTACGGGTGTGCCGAAGGGGTCATCAAGACCCTGCACCTGGGCTCCGTGGACAACTGGGTCTTCGTAGAGGAGTTGAGCACTTACGATCAGCAGACCGTCAAGGACTTCCTGGAGAGGAGGGCTGTGGCCGACGATGCTCGTAGGGCATCCGAGGCAGGACTCGTGCTTCCCAGAGACATGTCTCCGGAAGACATGTCCAAGGTAGTCCGTGGGGCTCGTGGGTGAAGTCCCTCGAGGTTCTGTACGAGACCTACGTCGAGGGTGAGTGCGATCTGTGTCCCAGACTAGTTGAGAGTCGGAGCTCCATCGTGTTCGGCGAGGGAGACACCGACGCTGACCTGGTGATCGTGGGAGAGGGTCCTGGAAGGATTGAGGATGAGATCTGTCGTACCTTTGCGGGTTCGGCAGGTCTCCTGCTCGACACCTTCCTGACCTACTTCGCAAGAGCCGATGAAGAATGGCTTCACGGCATGGGACGCAGGATGACCTCGGGCTACAAGCCCTCCGATGCAGAGTCAGACGAGATCAGGGACGCACTAGTGGCGTCCGAGAAGATCTTCTACCTCAATGCCGTCATGTGCCGGCCTCCCGAGAACGTGGATCCCACGGCAGCGGAGCTCCGAAACTGCGAAGAGCGGCTTCATCAGACGATCTACAACATCGATCCGCTTCTAGTCCTGGCTGTGGGCAAGGTCGCCTCCAAGGCGGTCCTTGGAAAGCAGCTTTCCATCACCAAGGACAGGGGACAGCTCTTCGACGTTGAAATCATGGGAGTGACCGGAGGCATCAGATACCCCCTACTGGTTACGCTCCATCCCGCCTACGTGGCGAGGGTGGGGAATTACACCAGTCCAACCAGTCCGGGCCAGAAGTTCGCTCAGGACATCGAGAAGGCGTTCGGCCTCCTGGACGAAGCCCGGCTTCTAACCAGGGATGAGCCCCTTCCCAAGAGGAGAAAATGGAAATGAGTGATGATCTAGGTCGAGTAGCGGAGTCGGCAATCGAGGCCTTTGAAGAGGCCGATGAGGACCTGAGAGAGATCTCCGCAGAGGTACGAGAATGCCTGGGGGAGGATCTGTGGAACGCCTGGATGGAGTCCATCGATCTGCGTCGGAGGCGCTGCAAGGATGCCCAGATGGCTGTGCGAGCAGCTGGGGACTCCATGGGGCCCTTCACCGTGACGAAGAGAGGGAAGAACGTCTGGGACAACAGCCGAGCTGTTCAGCTCTCGAGCGACCGAGACGAGTGGGATGACCTCGTAGAAGGCGGCGTCATCAAGCAGTCCTTCGACCACAAGCGTGCCCAGGCTGTGCTCGATCCCGCCGTCTTCGCTATCTACAAGGACCGCTGCCACAAGTACGAGGCGGGAGCCAGCACGGCTGTCAGCGGCCCGAAGGTCGATGACGATGTCTTCTCCCTCCTCTAGCTACAGGTCTCCGTTAGTCAAAATCCAACTACGTCGTTGGGCTGTCGAGAAGGGTCTAGACCCTATCGAACAGGTCAGTGATGATGTTCAACCCTCGAGGAGCCAAATGGACACTGCGAAGAAATTGCTGGGGGCCGGAGATGCCCGAGTCAGCGCTGGGGTCGACCTGGCGCTGAAGGACTTCGGGGACGGGTACGGAGTACACGTCTCGGTGAGTCTGAGCTGCGACCAGAAGGACAAGGTGCTGGAAGATGCGATGGAACTGGCCAAGGAGATTGCTCATGGCACAGCGGAGATCCACCTGGAGGAGGCAGCAGCCCTCTTCGAGCACATGACGGCCAAGAAGTAGATGCCAATCTCGGTACAGGATCATGAGCTGTTCACCTCAGAGCTCCTGAACTTGACCGTTGACCGGACTCCGGGCGCTGATTTCTTCTCTCTAGAGATCAGCGTCCGGATCGTCAACAAATCCACCGGAGCCTCGGCGGTCATGAAACTTGTGGATCTCCCGACGGAGATCCAGGAGGATCTACGACTAGTGCTGGCAGGGATAGAACTCCACAGCGGATCGAGGTTCTTCGGTGATATCCAATAACAGGAGGAGTAGATGGGGCTGGAAGCCACGCTGATCAGTAACGTGCTCAAGCGGCACGAGTTCAAACCGCTGGTCAAGGCGGGTTTGACAGAGGAAGATTTCGAGACCCTCGAGGGCAAGGACTGGTTCCGGCATATCTCGAGGATCTACTTCTCTAGAACTACGTACGGGGAGGTTCCCTCCCTGGAGTCGTTCAAGAGGAAGTTCCGCAGTTTCGACTTCAGGCCGTCCAAGGACTCCTTGACCTCGCTGTGTCAGGAAATCATCAACCGCAACATGTCCAACGACGCCTCGCTTCTCTGCGAAGAGATGCTGGATGACCTGGACGCAGACGACCTCGACGACGCCATGTCCAAGGTAGCCGCCTTCCTGACCAGGTGGCAGACCCGGAAGGCGGAGGGCGGGGACATCGATCTATCTCAGAGCGTCAAGATGCTCCGGGAGCAATACGAGCGGGTAGCCAGTGCTGAAGGGATGCTCGGCATCCCTTGGCCTTGGGAGCCTGTGAACAGAGAGACCTTGGGGATGCAGTCCGGGCAGCTGGTCCTGCTGTATGGCAGACCGAAGCACATGAAGACGTGGGTGGCCCTGTACATCGCCATCAACGCCTATCTGTATCACCACGCGAGAGTCCTCTTCTACAGCCGAGAGATGAACAAGATGCAGCTTCTGCTGCGAGGTACGTCGATCATCTGTGAGGTGGACTACGGGACGCTGAAACGGGGGGAGCTGCCTCCCTCCGTCAAGAAGGACGTCTTCGCCACCATGGAAGACCTGGCGGAGTCAGACGGTGACTTGAAGCGGGCAGACGGGCGCCGTAGCGCCTTCATCATCAGCAACGACCGGGGGCCCAACCACGGAGCCACCGTGCGAATGCTGGTGGAGAAAGCCAAGGAGGTGGATGCAGATCTGCTGGTAGTGGATGCGGTCTACAAGCTGGCTGACGGGAGAACGAAGAACAGGGACGCCAAGTGGACTACTCAGGTCAACATCATGCAGGACCTCAAGGATGCTGCTGTGGACCTGGAGATTCCGGTGATCGCTGTGACTCAGGCCAACCGGAAGGCAGCGAAGAGCGCGAAGAACGTGGACACGGATGAAGCAGCGTTCACGGACTCGGCCGGCATGGAGTGCGACTTCATGCTCAGGGTGATCAAGAGCAAGGACGCCGACACCGGTAAGTCCGAGCTCACCTTGTGCTGGCCTGCTGCTCGAGATGAGGAGCTTTACCCCATGCTGATCCACGGACAGCCAGGGAACAACTTCTCGGTCAAGCAGGAGCGTCTGACAGACGAGGACCTGGAGGACAGGGCCAAGGCAGCTGACGCTCAAGACGAGGAAGAGAACAAGAAGAACAAGCGGTCCTCTAGGGCCGGCCCTGGTAGGCGATCTGGTGGGGGCCGTGGAGCTCTCGCACAGGCAAGGACGGGGGCGAAGAGAAAGAAGAGTAAGTGAATGTAGCGACCTTCGTTCAGCAGGTCGTAGATAAGCACATAGACGGCGCGAGGTTGGTGGGGGATGGGGAGTTCGCAGCTCCCTGTCCATTCCACCAAGACTCGTCGCCGTCTTTCTTCATCAACCGAAAGACCGGTCTCTGGATCTGCCACGCAGGGTGCGGCAGCGGGTCCTTGCCGTACTTGCTTCGCAAGCTCGGGTACGGACGAGGTCAGGTTGATAAGGCCCTAGCTCCCATAGCCGACGATCTGAAGTCGAAGAAGGAGGCGAGGCCACGTCTACGATCCCCCCTCAACCCGTTCATAGCCGCACACCCACTGCCCGAGGCACACCTCGGAGCCTACGACGTCAAGCAGCCTGTAGAGGAGTTGGTCAGGAAGGGGTTCGACCCCACGATCCTGACTGACTACGACGTAGGTTTCGACCGAGTCAACAAACGCATCACGTTCCCGGTGCGTGATCTGTACGGGAATCTATCTGGCATAAGTGGCAGGGCCACACTTCGTGGTCAGAAACCCAAATACAAGTTCTACGCATCCGAACTAGAGGAGGTCTATCCGGGCTACACGTTTGAGCGTCAGAGGCATCTTTGGAATGCCGATCGAATCTACCCCACCTTGTACTTTGCAGACGCGCCAGAAGAAGAAGAAATCCTTGTAGTAGAGGGATTCAAAGCGTGTCTGTGGCTGCTACAATGTGGCTTCAGTAATGCGGTGGCGACATTGGGATCCTCCCTGTCGCGCACCCAGGCAGCGCTACTCCACAGGATGGGCTGCCGCATAACCCTGTTCATGGACAACGACCGTCCTGGTCGTGAGAAGACTCAACACGCATTGAAGCAACTCTGGGGTGCGATCTCCGACATACGGGAGGTTGAATACCCGTACGACGCCTTCGCGCAACCAGACGACTTCGATGAAGAAGAGCTCCAAGAACTGATCGAAAATGCCGTGCCAATCATTCCACGGCGCAGGAGAGACTAGTGGCTACGTTCCGCTCCAGAAACAGAAGAAACGAGAGCAACCGAAACCGTCGTCGGAATCGCGGTCCCACCGCGTTCTGGTCTGACGAGATCAAGATCCCCAAGAAGTCCCAGAAGGCGGATGGTGACCCCATCCTCTTCCTGGAGGCCAAGTACCCCAACCCCAAGGCCGACGGCTACCTGGAAGACGACTACCCCGCGTACATCTTCCTCCAGGGCAAGGTCGTGATCCGTGACAAGGCTGGCAAGTTCAAGAGCATGCGCTCGGACTGCCTCCCCGGGTGGCGTCGCCCCTGCGACGAGTACCCCTCGGACGATCCCCGTGTGTACGACTCCCGATCCGATCGGCCGTTCACCATCTGGGATCACCTCAAGGCCCAGGGCGACCCCCGAGTCGGCAAGGCCGAGCAGTACGCTCTGAACGCCCTCGATCTCCGTATGCAGCACCTGGTCGAGAAGACCGACCGGGACGGCAGGGTGATCAAGTACAGCAAGGGTGACCGCGCTGGTGAGGCCGTGATGGAGCGCCGTGCCTGCGAGGGCAAGGGCTGCGAGCACTGCGACGATGGCCTGGACCAGGTGGTGGCTCGCAAGGGCTACATGCAGCTGGGCTCGGGTCACTACGGAGAGCACGGAATCCTCGGTCTCGAGCAGACCATCGAGGACAACTGCCGATCCTGCCAGGAAGGCGAGATCACCCGAGTCGCCCTGACGTGCCCCGAGTGCGGGGAGGTCTGCGCCGACAGCCAGGTCTTCGACGCCGATGACCTGGAGGGGCTCTACAACGAGGGCATGAACTGCTCGGAGTGCAAGGCCAAGGGGATCTTCCCCATGGAGGAGCTCGAGTGCTCCGAGTGCAAGCAGCCGGCTCGTGCCGGGCTCTCCGACGTCGTGTGGTTCCTCCGCAAGACGGGAGAGGGCAAGGACAGCAAGGTGTCCGCGTATCGGAAGAAGGAGCAGCCCTGGTGCTGGCTCAAGGACTTCGACATGTCGGGCGACGATGACTTCGTGGCCGAGGACTACGAGATCGAGGAGACGGACGACGGCAAGTTCGCCATCAAGTACGAGTTCCACAAGGACCTCCAGGACATGCTGAAGCCCTACGACTTCAACGCGGTCAAGGGGATCGGAGTCCCGAAGCTGTCGGCCGCCAAGGTCTGCGACTTCCTCGGGATGACGGTTCCGGACGGCGTTGACCCCGGTGACGACGATCCAGCCCCCTCCAGCGGTGGAGGTGGCTCTACCCGCAGCTCCTCCCGCCGTCGCGGTGGGGCTCGCAGGTAGCAACCCCTAAGGAGGGGAGGGGCCTTCGGGCCCCTCCCCTCGGAGGCGTAATGCTTAGACCTGTAGCCGAGTTCATCGACTCGGAGAAGAAAGCCAAAGACGTCCTGCGCTACGTGATGAAGCACACGGACGTGGGCGTGGACACGGAGACCACCGGTCTCAACATCTCCCGGGACTACGTTCTGTTCTGGGGACTGGCGACTGAAGATCGCCGCTTCTGTATCACCGACGACGTGCTCCCGATCTTCGAGCCCTTCTTCGTAGACAAGAAGATCGACAAGCACTTCACCAACGCCAAGTACGACCTGCACATCCTGGCGAACTCTGGCATCCCAACTGTCAACGGCCACATCATCTGCACTCGTACCCTGGACTGGCTCCTGGACGAGAACCGCAGAGGCATGCACGGCCTCAAGGAGTGTGTCTGGGATCACCTAGGTGACCGGATGCTCAAGTTCGACGAGGTCTTCGGCAAGAAGATGTCCGCCGAGAAGCAGCCTCGCTTCCTCCTGGACGTGTTGAACGACGTAGACGGAGGCGGACGAGAGAAGGCAGTAGAGTACGCCTCCAGAGATCCGTGGGAGTCCCTACGACTGTCCCTGTACCTCCAGGAGGCGCTGGATGAGGTTCCTATGGGTGAGGAGGGCAGCTACACGCTGCTCGACCACTTCTGGGACGTGGAGGAGCCGTTTACCAGAGTCCTGTACCGCATGGAGCGGAGGGGAGTCATGGTGGACACCGGCTACCTGGATGAAATCTCCCCCGGCATCGCTAAGAGGGTCGAGGAGATCGAACGATCCTTCAACGCCGCCGCTGGGAAGCCCGTCAACATCCGCAGCTCCAAGCAGCTTGCAGCCCTCTTCTTCGACGAGCTCGGCGTGCGTCCCACCAAGTGGGGCAAGCCCAGCAAGGTGACGGGCCTGAAGAACCCGTCCTGTGACAAGGAGGTAGTGGAGGCCTGGCGGGGAGGAGACATCGCCTTCTGGGACGGGGATGAGGACGTACCTCCAGAGGACTGTGAGGAAGAGCGGGAGATGGTGCAGGAGCTCGCACAGTCGTTGGGGGATCATCGCAAGCTGGCGAAGTTCCTCAGCACCTACGTCTATGGGCTGGCGAAGTGGACTGACTCGAACTTCAGAGTCCATCCGACCTTGAACCAGAGTGTGACCGTCACTGGTCGCTTGTCCTGCGGCGATCCCAACCTGCAGAACATCCCCCGGAAGGAGAACGACGTGTTCAAAATCCGGGATGCCTTCATCGCTGACGGGGGGAACATCCTCTACGTGGCGGACTATGCCCAGCTCGAGATGCGCCTCATGGCTCACTTCAGCAGGGACGCCAACATGATCAAGTCCATCCTGGACGGCACGGACCTTCACGGGTTCACGGTGTCCGAGATGAACATGGGCTTCTCCTATGCGGACGTGGTCTCGGCAAGGAAGGTGAAGGACTCTGGGGGCAAGTTGACTCCTCACCAGGCAGACGCTCTCCGAACTCGTAGTGCGGCCAAGGCCGTTGGCTTCGGCTTGATCTACGGGATCGGTGAGGTGAAGCTGGGGATGCAGCTGGGTCTGCCGATCATCATGCGGCAGGGACGTAACGGAAAACTGCGTCCCAGCTGCCCTGAGGCGGCGAAGATCACGAAAGCGTACTTCGGAGTGTTCCCAGGTGTGCAGGACTTCATCAAGGACACGCACAGGGCGTGTAGAGACATGGAGTACGTGCAGACCTACTTGGGGCGCTACCGTCGGCTGCCGACGATCAACTCGGGTAACAGGATGCTGGCCTCTCAGGCTCGGCGACAGAGTGTGAACTCGATCATTCAGGGATCGGCCGCTGATGTGGCCCGACTTGCGATGATCAAGTGTGAGTTTGATCCCGACCTCGAAGCTGCCGGAGTAAGGCAGCTGCTGCAGGTCCATGACGAGCTCATCTTCGAGATGCCAGATCACAAGGACATCCGCAGGGATGTTCAGGAGAGAATCCAGGGGCACATGGAGCACCCCTTTGAAGAGCCTCTACTAGTTCCACTCCCTGCAGACGGTGCGTTTGCTGTGGCGTGGGGAAATGCACATTAGTCTATTTCCCCCATGGGGGAAGACGGAGCCGTACCCATGGACGACCTAAAGACAGATAAGCAGGTGGTGGCTCTCATCGACGAGATCAAACACCGCCTCAAGGCAGGACAGCCTTACTCCCTACTGCGATCAGACTTCTGCATCGCCTTGAACCAGCTCATCGAGAAGCATGGACTGGACTGGGATCCCCACAGCTACGCCCGCCTACCAGAGAAGCCTCTCATCAAGTGGCAGTCCTGGGAGTACGTAGGGATCGAAGTATTCCTGTGGGTCGATGACCTGCCTGAACACGTCAACCCTCTCACGGACCTGCCGACCATCAAGGAGAGGGACGGCATCAAGGAGGGGGATCTGCTCATCGTGGGTAGCGTTTTCGGCTGGACAAAGGCTCGAGCAGGAGCGGTGTTGGCTGACGGGAGCATCAACGCCAAGAGCACCGCAGGATCCATGTTGTGCTTCCTGGAGTTCGCCAAGGACGACAGGAAGTGCTGGATCTGTAGCGGTTCAGGCAACCTGGCCGCCATCAAGAAGCTGGAGCTGAAGTGAGTGATCTAGGACAATGCCCTAACGGGTGCGGCGAACTCGTTGCTAATGAGAGGCGGGCGTACTGCATCGAATGCGGAGCTACGCCAGGCTTCATTGTTGGTGACCGCATGCCGATCACCAAGGTGATCGAGTCTTCGTCGATGAAGGACTGGTTCGGGCTAGAGGAGGAGCACTTCTTCAAGCCCGAGGACGTCAAGAAGATGTGGGCCGACTGCGATGACATCGTTAGGAAGGCTGGAGTCGCTCACGGTGAGCGCTTTGACGTCCCCTACACCCCCGAGGAGCTGGCCAAGTGGGCGAAGGCGGATGAGGCATACAAGAGGGCAGTGCTCGACCCTCTATCTGAGATCTTCGAGGAGTTCGGGGAAGGGATCAGAGACGCGATGGCCAAGTACCTTCCCGCTGTAAGGGGGTGCCCCGGCTGTTACCAACTGCCCGACCACTGCATCTGCCCGGAGACCAACGATGACGAGAAGTGAGCTGATCGAGAGGGTTCTTGTTCGACTAGGCGAGGACCCTCTCTGGAAGGAGAAAGTTCCTGGGAAAGCGTCTGGAAGACAGGTGATTTCCCAGGTACTCAAGGGTACAATCGCTGAGCTGGTTGACGCCGTTGAGGACAAGATCGACGTCCAGGTTCACGGCCTCGGGACCTTCCTGGTCTCGAAGCAGAAGGTCCAGGACTATGACTTCCGCAACGGCAAGCAGTTGCCTGTCGAGAAGAGGTACGTGCTTCGGTTCCGGCCCGGCAAAGCACTCATCGCAGCCTTGGAGAAATGATGGACAAGTACGCAGTAGAGATCGAACCCGGCATCGAGAAGACCGCCCAGCGCGGGAACGTCAAGCACTGCCAGAAGTGCGGCAAGAAGCTCTCCCAGAGCTCCAATGTGCCGCACTGTGCCGACTGCGGAACTCAGCCCTTCGAGCGGCATAAGACTCCCGATACCAAGCGGCGTTAGCCGCAACTAATCAATTGCGTTTACAGGCGCTCAATGAGCGTCAGGGGATACCTATGGCTAAAAGAAAGACTGCTGCCCGGAAGGAAGGGCCGAAGCTGTCCCGCAGGGACAGGATCCAGGAGCTGAAGGCGAGGATCAACAAGAACTACGGCGGCAAGGGCGTGATGATGTCTGGGGACGAGTACGAGGCACCGTTCCTGGTGCTACGTCGTCCCTCCGGAATCGTAGAGCTCGACATCGCTTGCGGTGGTGGCCTGCCTGCAGGTGGTCTGAGCGAGCTCATCGGCAAGACCTCCTCCGGGAAGACGACGCTGATGAACCAGTACTTCCGTCGTCAGCAACAGCTGCGAGGGGATGACGCCACGCTCGCAATCGCCATGACCGAGCACAAGTTCGACAAGGGACACGCGAAGTTCAACTGCGGCGTGGTTCTGCCTATCCACAAGCGAGAGATCGCTGCCTTCGAGAAGACCCATCGCCGCATCCTCGACGACGCCGAGAGGCTCAAGATGTCGGAGACGTTGGGGGTCTTCGAGGAGATCGGATCGGACATCGTTGACACGCTGTACGAGATCATTCTCGACTGCGTGGAGGACAAGACGTTCGACATCATCGGGATCGACTCTTGGGGTGCCGTGCTCACGAAGGTGGCCCAAGAGGCAGAGATGGACGCTCGCATCCCTGGTGGTGCGGCTCTCATCAACACCATGTTCGTCAACAAGATCGCCGGCCTGTTCGCTGTTCCTCGAGGGGGAGAGATGAACTACACCAGTGTCCTGGGCGTCAACCAGTACCGGGAGAAGATCGGCGGCAAGAACATGCGGGCCGGTGACATGACCAACATGAGCGTGCAGGGGGGCAACGCCCTCAAGCACCTCAAGCTCCTGTCGATCTACCTGGACTCCTCTGCCTACTGGAAGGAGGTCCAGGGGAAGAACAAGAGGATCGGCAAGAAGGTCAAGTGGACGATCTACAAGGGCAAAGCAGGGTGCCATGACGGTGCCTCCGGTGAGTTCAACCTGATCTACGGCAAGGGTCTGGACATTGCCGGAGCCAACATGATGTCGGCTCTCAAGCGAGGGATCATTCGTCAGAGGGGGGCCTGGCTGACCATCGTCGACTCGTCAGACGAGACGGAGATCCTCAAGGCCAACGGCAAGGTCAAGATGACTGAGGCCCTGGAGAACGACCCCGATGTCCACGAGTGGCTTGTGGACGAGGTGGTCAGGTACGCCATCAAAGAAGAGGGGGCGATCGTCAACACCAACTACCTGCCCCCGGAAGATGACTGAGTTCAAGCCGTGTCCTAGCTGTGGGGCAGAAGGCTCCTTCTCGCAGTACATGAGGAGGTACCTCTTCCAGTGCTCCGAGTGCTTCGGAGTCTTCAAGCAGAGCGTCCTCGAGAAGCCGAAGAAGCGCACCCGTGCCAGCCACAAGGCAAAGGCACAGGTGCGTAGGAGTCGGAAGAACGAGAACAAACGAGCTCGCAGCATCGGAGGGAAGGTGACTCCTGGATCAGGAAACCGGGAGCTGCCTTCCCTCAAGGGCGACGTCGTCGTGGAAAACGTCCTCCGTGAGGAGGATAAGGAAACCGAGGCCAAGAGCTTCGTACTGAAGGCTTCTGAGCTGGAGAAGATCCAGATAGAGGCTCGAGCTAACGGAGAACTCATGGCCTTCCGAGTCACTTTCCTGGGTGGCCGGAAACCGAAGTCCTACGTCCTGGTCACGGAGGACGTATTCGACACCTTCATAGACCTGTGGAGAGCAGATGCAGATCAAGACGATTGAAGACGGGCTGCGGCTCGGCAAGGAGAAGCTAGTAGCGCTGGGCAAGACCGTCTCCTTTCGAGCGGACCTGCTCGACTGGATCGAAGAGAACATGAACCGAAACAGCTCCGACCGAGAGGTGAAGGAGCTCGAATGTGGGACGTGCGAGGGATCAGGAGTCCTGATATCGCGACCTCGCTCACGAGGAAGACTTCACCCCTCTTCGTTCAAGCCGGATGCCTGCTTGCAGAAGCACTGGTACGACTTGATCGACGACGGGGACGAGGTAGAGGAGCGGGGGAACTTCGAGGCCGAGACCCTGATGATCTTCCAGACGGGGCACTGGGTCCATGATGGACTGCAAGGCTTCGCTGCCAAGATGTATGGGGACACGTTCGAGGCAGAGGTGCCTGCCCGCATCGACGACTACTTCATCAGCGGATCTGCTGACGGAGAGCGAACCGTTCCTCAGCTGCGGTACGGCTTCGAGTTCAAGACGATCAAGGAGCAGCGGTTCAACGAGCTCACAGGTGTGAAGGAAGATCACATCTGGCAGGGCACCGTGTACATGAAGGCGCTGGATCTCCCGGTGATGCTCTTCATCTACTTCAACAAGAACAACTCGCACCTCTTGGAGTTCGTGTCCCCCTTCAATCCTGCCGTATGGGAGGAGATCGAAGAGACCCTTATCACCCCCGTCCTGGAGGCGGGGAATGACGGTCCTGGGGCAGTGACTCCTCGCGGTCGTGAGGTCACCAAGTGGACCTGCAGGGACTGCGGATACAACCACGGTTGCCCGCTCTCCAAGTTCAAGCCAGGCCGCAGGAGGCGTAAGCGATGAGTCGACGACGAGAGCTAAAGGTCAGCCCCTCTGACTCTGATGACGTAGCCGCCGAGTACGAGGCTGCGTTTGATGAGGCAGTGGATGAGCTGGAAGAGAAAGGAGTGGCCTTGTCTACCTCCGCCCCCAAGACCGACTTTTGTGGGATCTTGCCCTCGAACCTGCCTGCCCTGGATTCCAAGGACCTGGGGGAGCTCTTGGGCCAGACGCAGACCTGGAGGTCCTACGTGTCCGGCCTGATGGCGCTAGCCGACGGCCAGAGCACTGCCCTGGAGCACGCCTTGAAGGCGGCCGAGGCAGAGGCACGGAAGCGCTTCGCCCACAGCGACGACATGAAGAAGTACGAGAAGGACGATGACGTGAGGCTGGATCCTCGAGTGGTGGAGCTCCGTGCTCGCTTCCTCAAGGCCAAGATCATGTCGGACTTCCTCTCCAAGAGTGTGGTTCCTTCTGCCGAGGGCTCGTACGGAGCAGTCAGCAGAGAGATCTCCCGCCGAGAAGGCGACCTGAGTACTGGGATGCGTACCACCAACGCTACCGGCAGGCGCCGGGGGCGAGGACGTTGACCGTCGTATTCGAGTACCCCGGCCTGCCCTTGTCCGAGAACCGTGCCTACTTCACCAAGGGGAAGATGCGGATCTTGAACAAGGACGGCCGGGCGTGGAAAAGCAGGCTGCGAAGTGATCTGTGGGAGGCCCTGGACAAGGAGTTGAACGAGCTTCTGGATCTGGCAGGCGATGACCTCTGGATCATGGTCGGATACGACATCTACTTCGACTCCTTAGTCAACAAAGGGTGGCTGAAAGGAAAGGCGAAGACTCGCTATAAGAAATGTGATGCACGGACCAGGGTTAAGCTACTCGAAGACGCGCTGTCCGAAGCCCTAGGCATTGACGATTCGCGCTTCCAAGTCGACCACATCTACAAGTGGCATGACCCCGACAACCCGCGTGTGCGGGTGGAACTGACCGTCATCGATCCTGAGGACTTCGGCGTGCCAGAAGGATTCATCGATGTCGAAGGAGGAGGCGCCGTGCCCAGCGCACGGTAGCTACAAGGATCGTGACGGGGTCAAGAGGTACTACAGATCAGCTAGCCGAATGTTTTGTTTACTGGAGTCGTACGACGCCTGCAGGAAGTGTGAACACACGGAGTTCGAATTAGAGCTGATCAAGGCGGACACACTCGTCGAGTGTCCCGTCGTGGCTGCGGCCCAATGTGGTCCAGGAGCCACTGACGATCCCGTTAGGAACGCAGAAATAGACAAGCTACGAGAAGGAGACGGACCACCAGATGCACTGACCACACTAAACACCTGCGTATCGGACATGCCCTTCCCGGTATGTCCAGGATGCCTAACGAGGCGAAAATGGACGAAGAAACCAAGCTGATCAACGTCACGGAACTTGTGACTTGCGGCGACGAGCAAGGTCTCGGAGTCCTGTCTCGAGGGGCCGGCAAGAAGCGACTGAAGGAGGTCGTCATCGAGGGCGAAGATCCGACAGAGAGCGACCTCTGTGGGACAACTTCTCTACGAGAGCGAACCACCTACTTCATCCGCAAGTATCGCCGCCAGATCACACTCCCCCCATCCGTGGGAGGCGGGCCCTGTAGCGGGGATTGCCGTACCTACGGGTGCCCTACCATCGTCGCGATCAACTGCTCTAGGAACATGAGCAAGTGAGGTTCAAGAAACAGAGTTGTGCAGGTTGTGCCCTCGTGGCCGCCTGTGACGAAGCCGAGAATGTCGGCGCGGGTGAGATCTCCAGGGGACATTCCTGCTCTTCCTGGAAGGAGGCAACTGCTCCTACGATCGCAGCTCGCAAAGACGCCATAGAGACGCTGGGGATGATCGGACTCAAGGCCATCCTCGACGTGCCAACCACCAAGATCCATAGCGGAGACATGATGAGCGACAAAGAGACACGAACGACAGAGCTGGGCGACCTGAGCCGTCCCCAGCTGAAGACCGAGCTGTACAACATCCTCGCGGAGCTGAAGGGCAAGGACCTCCAGGCCGCGTTGAAGGTGTACAACCCCGAGACGAAGTGGAACAGCGACGACGTGCTGGCCCTCAAGGAGGCGAAGCGTGCGGGCATCCGCACCAAGCCCGACCGTCTGATCGAGGTGATTCTCGGCCTCGAGTTCCCGGAGAAGCCCAAGACGACCCGTCGTCGCAAGGCCGCGGAGAAGGAGCCCGAGGAGACTGAGGAGGCTCCGAAGAAGACGACTCGCCGCCGCCGTACCACGAAGAAGGAAGAGCCGAAGGCGGATCCGATCGAGGTCAGCTTCGACGCGGAGGCTTTCATGGATGCGCTCATCGAGAAGATCGGCCCGTCCCTGAACGGGATCGCCGACGCGGTCGAGGCGCTGCAGAAGGACGTGAGCGCGCTCAAGACGGGTCAGACCGTCCTGGGTGTGGCGACTGTCGATGAAGAGATCGAGAGCCACGACGACCTGAAGGCGTTCCTCGAGGAGGGGTAGATACCCGACCTGCTGGGAGGCCAGCCCTCCCCCCTAAGACGGGGGAGGGTTCAGGTCGGGTTAGGCCGCCTGGGGAAGGCGAGCTGATCGAGTTGACCTCTGAGGATCTCCGATCCATGACGGACTTGGAGCTCATCGACTTCTGCTCCAACGAAGTCGGGATGGTGCTGGAAGACGAGGACCTGGTTCGCCGAGGCGACAAGGTGATCGGCTGCAAGAGAAGCCGCCTGTACACCAGGCTGATGAGATTCGCGTACGACGTCCGGCCTCTCTAAGGGTCGGGCGTCTGCGCCCTCACCGCTTTTTAGCTATTTCCGCGATCTTGTTCAGATGCTGTGCGTAGCTAGAGCTACGCCGGCGTACCTGCACACCCCGCTTACGAGCTCGGGCGGGCATGGCCGCCACGATGTCTGCTGGAGGAGAGCCCTTGTGCTTCGGAGCGGGGGCTTGTTCGGGCAGCACATGCTTCATGGCCTGAGCCGCAGCCTTAGCCAGCTTGATGGGGTCCGACACGATCACGGGTTGATCCGGTTGTACTGGCAACCGAGCGTGGCTCCCAGGAACTTGAACCGAGTAATTTGCTTAACCGCTGTGAACACCGTCGCCGACGCAGCGTTCGCCGAGATATCGGACGCAAGCCCGATCCGCATACCCGAGGTCCCGTCGGGGTTATCGACCAGGTAATGATTCACGTCCTGGTTGACTCCACCGCCCTTACCCCAGCAACGAAGCACTAGGGCGTAAGAGAACTGCCGCCTGTCCACATGAGCAGGGTTGAGAACAGTGACCTGCGGATCCTCTACCTCGGTGTAGAGCTCCTCATGCAGATCAAGCTTCAGCAGATACTGTCGATCTGTTCGAACGTCCTGGTTGATCTCATTCCCATCGCATTTTTGGTCTATGGACTTTGTAGTGGGAGCCACTCCCTCCATCCAAGGGATGTCGACCTCCTTGGAGAGGATCACTTCGGAGAAGCCGTGGGCAATGCTGCTCACTACTGCCGCCCCCACCTCTCGTTCCTCGTCAAAGGCGTTCTCCGTCGGGGAGACCCAGTACCTGTGGAGCTCTAGGAGGAAGCCGATATCACTTGCTGACGCCTGCGTCATCCCTCCCGGAGTGCAGGAGGTTCCGTAGAAAATTCCTCCGTCCGGAGTCCAGGAACCTTCCACATCCTTCCCCCCAGGACGGTAACCGAATCCGACTGTCAACGAGGACAGGATGGATCCGTGAGGGGGATCCAATCGGATGATGTGGCCCACCATCGGGGGGAAGCAACCCAGCCCGTCATCCAACGGGCTCTGCGGCATGAATCTGTCATGGACAAAGTTGAAGCACGCGGAGTGCTTGCCCCTTCTCCAGTACAGGTAAGGATCTGCTAGATCTAGGAAGTTCTCCCCCGTCAGCTTGACCTCACCGTCTAAATGCAGTACACGCCTTCCCGCCAGGAAGGCCATGTTCGGGGGGCTAATCTTCCCCTCATCTCCCGTGACAGTGGCGCCGTAGGTCCTGGATCTATCATCCCATGGGACCTCATCACCGTAGCCGCCCTCTGAGTAACACTCTGCACTCTCGGGGCCGTAGGACTTGTAGTCCATGGCCGTGCCCGCGATGGAGAACCCTGCAGCCAACACCGGCCCCTCGTTCACCAGCACTCCGTGGTGAACGTCTACGGCTTCGGTATCCACTACTAGGCTGTAGATGAAGAGCTTCTCTTCTCCGGTTCCGGCCTCGTGCTCTACATCACGCATCCAGGTCTGCCCCAGGCCGAGGCGCACCATCACGGGGGTGCCGTCTGAGAGAGCGTCCGCCGCCGCCTCTCTCAGATCGTCAGGACTGTCGAAGAAGAGCTCCGTAAACGTAGTGACGTCAGGCAGCAGCTGGAACGTCTGTGCAGGGGCCGCCTCGTTCCAGGGAGCGAAGTTCTGTCCAACAAGGGCGACTGAGATCGTCTTCTCGTCGTCGAAGTTCTGCGTCCCTGACCACCGCAACCCGATCTTCACTCGAATCCTGAAATGCCGCTGTCGGACCCACCTAGCTCCGCCAGTATATGCGTGCAGCGTCTCAGGGTCTGCCTCCGCCGTGCCGTTAGACCAGTTGAGGAGGATTGCCCCTAGAGGTTCGGAGACGTCGTCGAAAAGGTTGTCTGGGTCCTTGAAATCTGTGCTGAGCCTGAATGTCCCACCGACGCCATTGTCCCGGAACACCCACTCCGAGCTGTTAAAATTCAGGTCTCCAAGATCTCCAAGATCTAGGGGCTCGTAGAGGGGGTGCCAGGCCTGGTTAGCGATCGGCGGACGAGAGGCGTTCTGGAGCGCCCCGAGGAGAGCTTCCTCTTTCCTCGACATGCCTGCGGCGTAGTCATTCAGGAACAGGGTAGGGGGTGAAAGCGGCCCGTTCGGACCCAGCCCCATCGGGTAGCCCGCCATATCGCGCGCCTTGGAGTCCTTGTCCAGGAACCTGCCGAACGCCCCTAGCTGCTTGAACGCGATGTCCGGGTCTTCCCCCGGTGTGGCGGTCATGTAGGTGCCGACAGTGAACCATGACTCGATATCGAGGTTCGCCCAGTGCCACCGGTTACCTAGAACCGTAATCCTCTGGTTAGCAGAAGCGTCCGCAGTCAGGGCCGTAGCTCCTACGTAATCAGGGTGATACACCTCGAACAGGTGGTACCTGTAGCCTAGCCCAGTGATCGACTCGTCCAGAGACACGTTGACGATCACGTAGTCCCCCGCCTTCGCGGCATTGGCTCCGGCTAGATCATAGAGTCTTGCGATCTGCCCGACGAATGCTGACGGATCCTCGACCGGCGTACCTGGATGCGTGTAGAAACGCACGAACCCGCTGGTTCTAGCTGATCTGGACGAGGCAGCGTCCGGAGCCTCGATAGTGCAGAGATGTCCTCCCGTACCTCGATACGGGAGAACCCGCCCTGGCTGACCCAATCGGGCCGAGATCCGCTCTTCCAGAACAGCGGGGTTCCCTTCTCGAGCCACATCGTGGTTGGTCTCCCAGTACCGCATCCACGGCTCAGACATGGGGGAGTTCGAGAACCTGGACGTGCTAGACAGCTCCGAGTACGTGCCTCCGTACATCTCGTGCAGGTTTTCTCCGTCCGGCCAGGAGATCCGGGGATCCCACTGGTAGACGCCGCCCATGATTTCGAGGGCACCGCCCTGCATCATAGACCACCTGTCCTCTCGAACGATGACGCCTGTAGCCTTGCCATCCACGAATGTGATGTCGTCTGGATTCGGAAGGTCGGCGTGGGCTCCACCGGTCTGCCAGCCCACCGCTACGAACGCGGAGTCGGTGCCCACCTGCGCCAGGTATAGCGCGGTGCCCATCATGGAAGGACTGGCCTTAGTGCCGTCCATGGAGTACGTGTCTGCGATCAGAGCGCCGGCCCAGCCGCCCCTCTTAACCGTATCCGCGTCCTCAGAATCTCCGTAGTGCCGAGCAAGGAATCCTCTGGCCGGCTCGGTAGTCGCGATGTCTGTAGCAGGACCTCGCGTCAGCCCCAGCCCCAGCCCCTTTGAGAGCAAGTCCGGGTCGTTCAGGCGCATGACGATGCCGGAGGACGTACCTCTCCAGTCAATCCCTACGACGCCCATGTGGGCAGAGTCGGCAGTGCGATCGTCTGACCACTCCTTCGCATCGTCGAAGAAGAGGTTGGCGATTCGGACATCTAGATCGGCAGCGTAGCCGTCAGCTACCAGGTACTTCAGTAGCGCGAAGCCTTGAGTCGGCAAGTACAGGTGACCTCGAGCCGTGCTCGTAGCGTCGAAGTTCGGACGGGTGCCGTCGAAGTTCTGGAGGTACACCCGGAGAGGTACACCAGCGATTCGGTTGACGACGTACCAGCCATCATTCCCTTGCCCCTCTGTGATCCTGATGATCGACGGGGTGATCGACGGGTCCTTTACGTCATCCTCGAATGCTCGAATGTTCGACGTGGTGGTAGGGTTCATCCCTGCGGGGAACGTGACGCTGTTGTCTCCGCCGGCGAACTCCACATCGAACACATCCATCGGTAGTGCTGCGGCGTCCTCGTGAGTGCCGCACTCACGAAGGCCGAGCATGTGGTGCCCGTACTCCCTGCCCGCAACCCGATCCTCCTCATGGACGTAGCCCAGCCGACCGTAGCTGTTCGACTGCAGTACGTGGGTGCTCATCGATGCAGGGAAGCCGTTGAAACGGTCCTGCATGATCGAGTAGGAGTAGGAGCCTCCTGTGGGGATAGCCGGGTTGTTCTCTCCCGGCTCCACCACGACGTGTTCTGCGTCCAAGTAGTCGATGATGCAGAAGGACTGGTAGTTCCTCAGGGATCCACCGATCCCTCCAGGAATCACCATGAACTCTCGGCCAACATCGTCTAGAGAGAAGTTCTCTCCGGTGATGTAGACCACGTTGCCGGCCTGGATCGTAGCGGTGACTCCAGTCCTGTTGGACGTGCCTGCCTGCGGGGTCTTCGGCGTGAGGTTGTTCCACTCCGGGGCGTTCCAGTCCACGTTGACGAAGTACCCGCCACCACCGCCACGTCCCTGACCGTCGTAGGCGCCCTGGAGACTGATGCGTCTCCACAGGAGCTCCATGGTGACGTCGGCCTCACCTGCGTAACCGTTACCGCCAGGCAGAGTGTGGGCGAAGGGAGGCTGGGTGAAGTCGTCCGTGCTGTCCAGCAGCGGGCCCTTCATCTCCCGGATGACCTTCTGCACCAGGTCGTCTACCTCTTCCGAGGTGGAGAGAGCGATGCGGAGGAGGTGGTCTGTGGGCAGGCTGCAGAGGCTGTATCCGCCACCCAGCATGAGCGTGAACTTCGCCGCTCCGGCAGTTGCAGGGATGGGCGGGTCGAAGGTCAGCCACACGTCCTCTGAGAAGAGGCCTCCCTGGAAGATCTCCACGTTGCCGAAGACTCCGGTACCGGGGTTGAGCTCCCCTCGGTCGCCAGCGTTCGTGGGCCGTAGGAGGATCGTCTTCTCGTCGAAGACCTGCTCGACCGTGTACGACCCGTCGTGGTTGAAGGGGACGTTGACGGTGGATCCACTGATGGTGGCTACGTCACCAGGTACGACTCCGTCAGTGAGGAACGTGGCACCTGCACATCGAATGGCAGAGCGGTACAGGATCTCCGAAATGCCGACCGAGGCAGTCTTCTTGACGTTGACGCCTAGCAGTCCCTTGCCGTCCGCCGGGAGCCACGGGGCGGTCGAGTCCGCCATCGCTACAATCGGAGGATCAGTGTCCGAGCTGCCGAAGTTTGGGGGCGCTCCATTTCTCTGTCCGTGTGTCACAGCAGAGACTCTGACAGGGTACCCGCCTACAATGATCTCCACCCTGTTCGGGTCGGTGACCGCGAAGTAGTCGGCGATGTCCTGGAGGCTGGAGTCCTGATTGTCTAGGCCGATGCCCAGGTACACCCGGTCGGAGAGGCCGGCATTGATCGCAGAGAGTCCACCGACATTGATCTGGTCGATGTTCCCGTCAGACTGCTTGATTCGAGCGGGCAGCCAAGGGTTGCCTACGGCGACGGAGTCCACCTCCACGATCATCGGGAGGGCTACCTCCCGCTCGAGACAGGCGTTCAAGTAGTCTGCGTTGACCGACAACGCTCCAGCGACGCGGTTCAAGACGTCCGACGTGACATCCTCCCCGTCGGCGGCCATGTAGGTGCCGACGGGGTTGTTCTCAGAGCCTCCAGCAGGGGAGTAGGCTCGGTCTCCTCCCTCTACTAGCGCCAGGGGATCAGGACTGACCGGGAAGCCGAGTAGCGCAGAGGCGTCGTTGCCTCCAGCGTCAACGATCTCTACCGAGGCGCCGTCACCCGAGGCGTTGGAGAGGATGACTACGTAGCCCCCTCGATCCTCTGCACTACCTACAGCGCCTAGAGCGGTGTTGATGTCTGCGATGATCGTGTTGATCACCAAGCCGCTGAAGCTGAGCGGGATAGCCGCACCACCGTCGATCTTGATCGACATGTCCGCAGGTAGGCCCATGCCCGGGAACTGCAGAGTGACGTCGCTGCGTCGGATGGACCCACGGATGGACGGCTGAGCCTGGATCAGCTCTCGGGCATTGCCGCCCAGAATGGGTCGTCTCGTGTATCGGAGGGACATCAAACCACCCGGAGTTCGTAGATGACCTCTAGCGTACGCCCAGTCGTCTTGGTGAAGGGGTCGAAGGTCTTGTAGCCAACCGGAGCGGTCAGCTTAGCCGTGTCGAATGCCGTAGGACGCGGAGGGATGTTGCTGTTGGCTGGATCACCGTCCGTGAAGCAGCCGAATTCAGTGAGTACGACTGGGCCGGCCAGGCTGATCTCTGTCTCGGCGTATTCTCGGATGAGCTGCACCGAGGTCTTCGGGGTACCCAGACTGACGGAGGGGAAAGTGGCAGGGACCTGAGCCGCTGCCAGGAACTCTCCTGCGACGTAGGGAACAGGATCCACCAGGCGAGCTACCGCAGCTACCTCAGGGGTAGAGCCGGTGCCTAGGCCGAAGTACAACAGAGCGTCATCACGATTCTTGGTACGCGTAGGAACCAGCGAGGCCAGGCTGATGGTCTCGACGATGTACTCACGACCCGTCAGGGTCCAGATGTTGTGTCCTTCCCGGCGGCTACCGGGAACGATCTTCCCCCGTTCCCGCATAAGGCACGAGAAGTGGCCCCCGATGGTGGGGCCGTCGTGGGGCGGGGGGTCAGGCGACGGACCACGGCCACCGAAGAAGAGCCTGTCTGCGATCCTTGCGAAGTCTTTGAACATTCTTACCTCACTACGCGGAGAAGCCTACCAGTTACCGCTCCAGCCGGAGCCGGAGCGTTCGTCAGGTCGAAGGTCGTGGCTGCGGTCACAGCAGAGATCACGTACTGCCCCGCATCGACTCCGTCCAAGATCTCAAAGAGATCCCCTGGATTCAGCTGGTTGTTCACTAGATCGCCTCCCAAGTACGTTACCGTATCTCCTGCGATGGTGAACGCCAAGTCGTCATCCAGCACCTCTACCGTGGCCGGAACCACGGACGTCTGCAGATCAGTCTCGAGGGTAAGGTCGTTCCCGGACACGCCAGCGATCTTGTATACACCGGAGTTGTCCCCTACGACCTGCACATAGTGACCTATCGCAGCGCCGCCAGCCTGGAAGTCGGTACCGGCAGAGGAAAGCACTCTGCCGCTGGCTGTGACGTCAGCGATGCCTGTCAAGGCACCTACTACTGCTCGAGGGCGCTCCATCACCAGCGTCAGCTGATCCTTCAGGGACCAGTGCTTGAGCTGGTTGAGTAGCATGCCACCGCCCTCACCCAGACCCTTAGTACGTCGGATCTCCCAGTCTGCTCCGCCGTAGTTGGCAGGTGGGGGAGGGCGAACGTACAGCTCGGTAGCGCTAATCACGTCCAAGACCTGATACGTGCCAGCACTGGGCCCGTCCAGGATGCGGAGCTCGTCGAAGGTCTGTAGTAGCTCGAGGTCGAAGTTCTGGGCAGCGACGGAGACCTGGTTGCTCCCAGCCACCGTTGCCATGTTCTTCTGGCCGCTGAGGATGGGGTTGGTGCGGAGACACTCCCTCACGATGCTGTACACGGCAGATGAAGACGCTGCGGGAGTCGGGTCGATGCGGAGAGTGGTCCAAGGGAATACGCCGCTAGTAGTCTCCCAAGGATTCGGCCCAATTCCTGGATTGATCATCTCCGTGATCGTGTAGACCTCCCGGTTAGCGGTGTCCCAGATGATCAGCTTGTCACCTACCGCGACCCCCTCCGTGTAGAAGCCGTTCAGCCCGTCCACCACGGTGTTGACACCTGCTGACATGGTGAGCTTCGACCCATTCGTGATCTCGTACCCGGTGGGCCGGTACACGAAGAAGGTCTGAGCCGTGTCCGCCTGAAGCCCATCGACACCCGGAGCTGCGAAGGGGTAGGTGGTGTGCTGCTTGATCACCAGGTCGGTGTCGGAGCTAACGCTGTCTACCTCGTACCAGCCCGCGTTCTGCCCTAGAGGGATGTACAGCAGGTCACCTGCACGTACCAGGGGATCGTTGTGCCACACCGTCAATGCCGAGTAGGCGGGGTGAGGGGCGTTCGCTAGCGGGGCCTGGAACCCTCCTCGCACGGAGGACACGGTGGCCGTGGCTCCGGCACCGTCAGGCGTCACCAGGTCCCAGCCTGCGAACATCTGCCGAGACATGAGGGGAGGGGCCCCTAGGAAGTTCAGGTGGAAGCCTAGCCCGTTGTGGGCATCCAGCTGAGCGGTGGCCTCGATGGGGAAGATGTCGTCGGTGAGGTACTGCTTACCGTGGGTGTAGAGCGTGTCCTGGATCTCCATGTCATCGGTGAGCGGCTTCACCATCTTGGCGACCACATCGACCCAAGCAGGGTCGAACACCTTGACGAACTGGGCCGCCAGATCCAAGTCATCTGGGTTCACTACGTCGATGCTCGCTCGCAGAGACCACCGGTGGTACTTCTGAAGCTCTGCGGACGAGGCGCCCTGGTGATACTCCCCCTTCCACCAGTCGGGATCGTTCACGTAATCCGAGACGACGACCCCCTTGGACAGGGCAGCAAACCGCTCCACCGTATCCCCGACCTTGTATGTCTCCCCTGTCGCAGGATTGGTCTCGAGCCCTGCAAAGTCAACTACGTCGTCAGCATTCAGGGGCGGGAAGAAGTAGATCCTCACCAGCCCTGTGCCCACCCCATCATCATCCAGGTCTTCTACAAGGATCCTTCCCAACGAGGGCAGCCCGGTGTCGGGGTCCAGGGAGTAGTCCTCCTTGATGTCCAGGATCTGCCCCCGCACGTCAGCGACCGGCAGCCCTAGAAGGATCTGCACACCGAGGCGGATGTTGCCCTCCTTGGGTCCATTGGCCCAGGCGTACATGAGGCCCAGTACCGCTTCTCGGTAGGTGGTAGAGCTGGTGTTCCTGGAACTGAGATCCTCCTCGGAGAAGGAGACCATCATTCCGAAGTTGTCTTCGATGACCTCTGAGTTGTCCAGGAAGGTCACCTCCGCCCACAGCCGGTCAGGGGCAGGGGCAGTCACTGAAAACGTGCCAGGAACGAAGCGAATGAACGTGCCAGACGTGCTCCGCTCCAGTGTGTACGGCAACGCAGTGTCAGTGAACAGGAAGGCGGCCCCCGTAAGAGAGTTCAACACCTGCAGCTGCGTCTCTGACAACACCTGGACTATGGTGTAGTCGAGCTCCAACACCTTCAACGTGTCGCCTATTCGGACGTTCCGGCTGAGGAATCTTCCGGCTGCCGAGGTGAATGTCGGAGACCCTAGAGTGGTCGCACCATCTCGTCCGGAGAAGTCCATCTCCCCGTCAACTACGTACTCCAGGTTCTCCGTGAGCGACACCGGGATGTTGGGCACCTGTGTAAGCGCCCCATCCCGACTTGCCACGTGCACGTCTCCGTCCTGGAGCGACACGAAGGGGGTAGCGATGTACTCCCGCAGGCCGGGGATAGCTCGAGTCTTTTCGTCTACGAGGATGAGAGAGTTCCGAATGATTCCCTGAGCAGCGACGTAGAAAGTGTGCCCCGCAATCGTAACGGGCTCCCCGAACTCGACGGGGATGTTGTGGTACATGGCAGAGAACTGGTAGCTGCGAACTCCAGTATTCAGGGACGCAGCATCCCCCTCCAGGACCAGGTCCCCCAGCCCATTCCGAGTGGCTCCTGCTACCCCCAAGCTCTCCGCAAGCGCCTCAATCTCTACATCGGTAAGATCGAGTACAGCTCCGGGAGACACCGTGCCCGTAGTGATCTCGAACCCCAAACGGTTTCGATCCACGCCCACCACAGTACATAGAACCTCGGCCACCTTGCCTGTCGCGAGGTAAGTCACCTCCGCGATCAACACATCGCCTGAGGAGACCCCAAGCTCTTCGAAGTTCAGGGAAGTGGACACCAACGTGTGAGGGATTCGCCATTCGGCCGCCGAAAGCCCTCCTGTGATCTCCTCACGATCTAGAAGAGCTAGAGACAGCGGACCCGGTCCTACAGGGGGAGCAGGCTGCGCTTCAGAATTCTTGACCCGACGGATCGTGTACGCCTTCCCATTGACTAGCAGGACTCGGCCCTCTGCAGTGCTGATGGTGGGAAGGGCGAAGGTCACCGATTGGGGGAAGGGGCCTCTCAGGGGCTGATCCAGGTAGTATCCGTCCCCTGCGGGGGTGATTCCGCTGATCGTGAAACGGCCCGAGTTCGGCGAACCGTACACGTCAATAGTCCTACCGATTGCCGAGGTGAAAGCGAACCTCTCCCCGGTACGGATCTCGTACGTTCCTAGAACGGTGCCCACCCCTCCCAGACTCTCTGTCCGCAAGGTCGTGAAGTCCTCGTCAGGTAGGGGCACGGCCACTACATCAGTGAAGGGGGAGTCGTCCTCGTCTTCTACGACCGCATTGGATGCGGAGATCAGGGTGAATGCGTGCGAGCCCGAAGCACTGAACGTCTGGGAAAGGCGCAATGAGTTGTTGTTGGGGAGTCCTCCGGCAACGCCGATAGCCTCGATACGGAACACGCCGCCGCCCACTCCGGAGGGCAATCGGATTCCGTCACCCACATCCAGACCTACGACAGCGCTGAAGTCCACTGTTGCTGACAGGGCCACGTCGCTACCCAGAACGACTGACAGGTCTCCTACAGGTCCGGAGCCCAACACCTCTACTGCTGGCGCGGGGAACACTGTGGACCTTCGCAGGACGTAGCTCTGTAGATCGTTGCCTACTCGATCTATGACGTAGTTCCCAGCGTTGGTCCCGAGGCTGGTAAGCACTTGTAGGGTGCGGCCTGCATTCTCCTCTCTAACCGCACCCTGCAGAGCTACGAAGATACGGGAGTCCAGCACCACCCCGATCAAGGGCTCCCCTACTGCACCGGTAATGGCTGTAGACCCGTCCGCCCGGTTCCCGAAGTGGAAGTAGTGCTGCGAGGGTTCCAGATCCAGTCGGGGCTCGTAGGCCTCCCATCGCCTCTGGTAGAGATCTTGAATGGAAACGATCGACTTGTTGTAGTCGGTCTGGAATACGTCGAGGAGCTCCGCAGCAGCTTGCTGCATGTAAGACGACCAGAGAACTGTCAGGGCGTCGGCGTCCTCTATCCCTGACCAAAAATCCCCCAACACCCGGAAGAAGAACTTGCCGTCGGGAAGAATGTCCGTGCTGGTGGGAGCCTGGATCAGACCTACGTTGACAACACTCTCTGCTCTAACACTGTCAAGGGTGCCGTCATTGACGACTAGTCCGACTACGTAAGGACCTCGGATGTCAGGCGAGTACGTGGCTACCCCATCCAGGATCTCTACCAGGTCTGCGTCTACCAGCCTCGAGCCCAGGGGGCGAGACACGAATGACCAGGAGTACGTGAGCGCGTCACCGTCAGGGTCTACGCTGGCTCGGCCGTCCAGCCGGACGGTCACCCCCGTCACAGCACGCTGCTCGGCTGGACGGATTACGGCGGTGGGAGGTAGTCCAGGCACTAGATGCTCGTGCTAGCCTTCAGGAATGCTGGTTGAAATGACTGAAGAGGAGTTGTTGGCCGCCCTTGAGGGAGAGGAGTGCATCCTAGACCAGGTGGCTCAGCCCGGACTAGACGCTGTGAAGTCGGCAACCTGCCCGGAGTGCGGGGCTCGCCCCCTCCCCATGGTTGATCCGCACAACCCTCTGCATGCATTCTTGCCGACATTCAACTACGTCGCCAACTGCCCGGACTGCGGGTGCCAGTTCAGCCCACAGAGTGGAGTGATACGGAAAGTAGGAGGGTTCAGCCCGATCATCACCTGAACCTTGCTGCCGTGGTCTCTTGCGTGAGCTTCAACTGCTCCCCCGGCTCCGCCGCATCGCCCGAGCCAGAAGCTATCACAGTCCCTGGAATGAAGAAGCTGATCCGGTTGCTGCCGTTGAAGAAGTAAGGCTCGTCCCCTCCCAGGCGGTCCCGAGACCTGTTCCCTACCAGCCGCCGGTTGATGTCGTGCGTAACGGCTACCAGGTAGATGTCGTGCGCCCAGTCGTTCGCCCCGTTGTTGTCCAACACCTTCTCGATCTGCGTTGCCAGGCTCAGCGGGTCTACAGGCGAGAGAAGGTTGATCGCTGACTGAATCTTCTCCCCCATCACTGACGGCGCGCTTCCACCGGTGTAGCGGATCTCCGCACTGATGTACGACGGCAGGAAGTGCCTTCCTACAGGGTTGGCACAGACCGTTCGCTCCTTGGGAGAGATGAGGAATCTGTGGATCTGGTTCACTAGTGGGGAGTGATCGTACTGAATCTGCAGGCTCTGTCCGTGCAGCGGAATCGTCTGGGTCAGACGATCTTCTCTTCCTATCGGCAAGAAGCTGGGGGAGAGCATGAGCTTCACTCTCTCGAGGGTGGAGAAGGTGAAGTTGGGATCCTCGACTTCGTAGTAGTACCCGTCTGCCTGGTACGTGCCGAACACTGCCTCGAACCGCTGCTCGGCTGGGACGTTGTGCACCTCGTCGGTTCCGAGAGCCCGAACGGCCACGTCGAAGTAGTACAGGGCCCCTTCCCGCTGCGCCTCCATGCGGGTGGAGGAGATCCTCTGTACACCCGGACGCACAATGCGGAAAGGCTGGGTAGTCCCTGCCCGAGGTGTAGCTGCCGGGGCAGTGGGGCTCCACACGGAGAAGGTGGTGCCTGCCGTGAGAGAGGAGCCTACGCCCACTACCGTAAACCGCTTTGCCGAGCCCTCGTAGATCCGCACGGCCCTTGCTGCGACGAGCTCCGTGCCTCCAGCAGTGGTGGAGGGAGGATCGACTAGTGGGGCGGCGGTGATGGCCCAGATCACTGCATTGTCGTCAACGGTGAAACTGCCTGCAGGGATGTCAAGGTCTACATAGTTCCCGCCTGCGTGTACAGCGGTGATCTCATATGACCCGTTGGACTGGGGCTCGTCCGACATCATGATCGTCAGGAACTTGCCCACGTCCGTGGACTGGAAGGGGTTCGAGTTGTCCCAGAACCGGGAAGGGAGCGCTCCTGAGCCAGCGTAGAAGCCTACGCCGCCACTCTTCTCGATCGACAGGGTCGTCTCCGTGAGAGGTCGGTCGAGCTCGAGCTGGTAGGCATTGACGATCTTGGTGACGACGTAGCCGCCCTTGTCTGCTCCACCCTCGATGAAGAAGAGGTCACCTACCTCCACCAGATCCCGCAGGTCTACAGTGGGGATCAGCGTACGCAGAGCAAGGGTGACGACATTGCTCCCGAAACGTGTGGTGAAGGCCGGAATGTGGTCGGTGTCGTCAGTAGACGGGGCACTGGGTAGTACAAACACCTCCTCATGAATCTCGATCTCGTCTCGGTACTGCCGAATGCCCTCGAGGATGGGAGCGTCTCGGTCCGCCCCTATCAAGGTTAGCGCCGTGAAGGTGTTGTCTCCGTTGATCGTTGCTGTTCCTACTGCCAAATCTCGAGGGTACGCCTGCGGCTGAGTAACTGCTGCCTCGTCTTGGGAAGGGATCACGGGATGCGGGTCGGCGTCGGGGTCGGCGCCGAACAGCACCTCCAACGCGCCTACCGTGGTGGTGAAGAGGGTGGGTCTAGAGGCTGGTAGGACTACAGGGGTGGGATCTGGAGACGTGGTGGGATCGTAGAAGACGACGCACCTACCGCCGCTATCCACCTCTACCGAGGTGGGCTCGGTGAAGTACAGCCGCATCGTGCCAGCACAAGTGGATGGACCAACGCAATACGGGACGCTAGACCCGTTCATGAGACCTGCGAAGAACTCCGATGCCGTGAGGTCGAACGTCCCTGAGATGTCCATCCCCAAGGATTCCAGCGCCTCTAGGATCCACTTGAAGAATTCAACCAACACGTCGAAGGGGTCTGTGGGATCGCCATAGCTGTCGTAGCAGACGTCGAAGTCGGGAGCCTCGGGCGGAGAGGGAACGAGCGGGAACCCAAACGCGAACAGATCGCAGAAGGGCTTCCACGGGTCCACAGGGAACTGCCCTCGGATACCTACGGCGCACAGCTTCAGCACGGAGCGGAAGGCGTCTATGCCGTCTTCAAGCGAGCTGGTCAAGCTGATGAACTTCGCCTGATCTGCTGGCGACATGTTGACTAGGTCAGCCCTCGCAAAGCCCGTCACTGCCGCAGACAGGTCTACCGAATCCTCATCACCCGCCAAGGCGATCAGCAGGTTGATGAGACCGAAGACGTCCTGACCTTCCGCAGCTCCGGCAAGCATGGCCAAGCCGACGCCGCTTCCCAGAGGAGTGGTGTCGAGGGAAAGCTCGTAGACGCTAGCAACATCATAGCCCCCCGCATTCGGCCCATCAGTGAGCACGAGAGTGTCTCCCACCAGAGAGGAACACAGAGCCGGACCGGTGCGGGGCAGCATGTTCAGGATGTCTGCCACCAGCTGCTGGGCTTCAGCGCTGTCTAGCGTGTCCGGCGTGCCCGACTTGATGAGCTTGAACCAGTCCGACAGCGCCCTGAACAACTTGACCAGGTCCACATCGGGCATGGCCATGAACAGGTTACTGCAGCAGCCGATCAGCTCCTTGGGAACACAGATCTCGAACTGCACGAAGGGGGTGAGGCCATCGGTGAGGAAGTCCCCTGTGAGCAGGGTCATGTTCCAGTTGATGACCATCTTGTCGTCTTCGACTTGGAAGATGGGCGGAGTACCTGCGATGAAGGAGGGGAAGAAGGCTGCGATGGTCGTGGTGAGCCAGTCAGCTATCTCGTTGACGTAGTCCTGCCCCGTCGATGGAAGGCCCCAGTTGATGGAGATCTCATCCGGATGGACCGTCACACAGAAGATGTACCCGTCGCAGTCCAAGCACTCCGACGTGTAGTAGTCCTGCCGCCCCAGCATGGACGCCGCGATGACTTCGAAGTCGGGGGCAGCCGGGTTCAAGGCCAGGAAGGAGCTCAGGCTGGGAGGGCAAGCCGCTCCCATGTTCTCGAACGCTAGCCCGAGGCTCGGAACCGTGAACCCCAGCGTTCCACATGCCGTGGTGTCCGCTCCCGTGAACGCCTGGTTAGTACGAGCCTCTACAGGCAGGGCGTAGGGCACGTTGATGTCGGAGGGCTGCCCGGTGCTATCCAGAAGCGTTACGCCCTTGGGAGGGATACGTACTAGGGGAAGCTGGATCCCCGACTGGGAGGTGTAGACCTCGTAAGTCAGGTTCGACGCGCTGTCCGTCAGTGTCCGGTCTACGATCGGGGTGGCCCCGCCGCCCAGGGTATCGAACCCCCGGATGACGTAGTCTCCGGCGTCGTCCCCGTCCTTGATCTTGATGATGTCGCCTACCGCTACTCCGTACGAGATCAGATTGACCGTGACGATGAGAACACTCGAACCGATCACCGTACTCAGATCTGCTCCGCCGACTCCTCCGAAGGGGATCTTCAAGATCTTGGGCTCGATCGGGTCGAACTCGAGGTCGGTTACGACGGAGAAGGGGAGACCGATCTCGTCAGCAACCAGATCGACGTCCAGCACTAGCTGGAGGGGTGTGACATCGAGGATGCGGTACACGCCTGCGTCAGCACCGCCCTTCAGGACTAGGTACATCCCGATCTGAACACCCAAATCCTCCCAATCCACCGTGATGTCCGAGGACGTGACGATGTTGGGGAACGCCCCAGACCCTGCAGTTACGAGCGTGGTCATGGACACTAGAGGCGACTCGTCACTGATGTTGGTGACGGACATCGTGCTTCGCACATCCTTGGTAGGCCGCACGAATACGTCGTGGTGTCCACCGATATGAACTACCTCATCTAGTATTTCGAGCTCCCCTGAGCCGGTATTGGGGGCCTGGATCCCTCCCGGTATGTC